CTCCTAAATACATAACTTCATTTCTATTAGTATCTTTCTCCGCAGTAAATGATACTGTAACTTCAATAAGCATATTTGAGTTATCATTTATGTTAACTTCTGATACTTTAATTCTTGGTAAATAAACACCAATTTCACTTGTTCCGTTAGGAATAGCCATAAACAATTCACCAATAGTTTGATTTGTTAAATCATCAAGATAACTAAAATCTTCAAATAATACAGTAAATTGTCCACCAATTGTTTTCTCTACAATAACTTTATCAATATATCCTTCTGTTGTAATACTTTCAACAGATGTAATCTTATTCTCTATAGATATTGAAACATTTTGAGCATTTACTGTATTCCCTTTATAAGTAAACACTGCATTTTTACCTACAAAAGGTTTTTCACTTGGAAAAACACACGATGGTTTAGTAAGTCCTGATTGTGTTGTATACCCTGCACCTTCCAATGAAAAACTTGCACTTAAAATGTCTGCTTGATTGAAATTCAATTCAGTCTTACTTACTACTAAACCTGTTGCAAGTAATACAGCATCACCGCTATCATAAAATTTTCTAACAGCTAATGAAACTTTTTCTGCCCCATCAGATACCGTATAAATTGTTGCATCTCCTGCGTGAGTAGAGTCAGCAAAATTTATTTCGTTAACATCAGTAGCACCATCAGCAGTTTTACCTATAAACCCACCAGTTCCATTATCACCAGTAGCTAAATTTTTTGCTCCTAATCCTGCTAAGTATAAAACATCTCCGTATAAAATAGGATAACCATTTTCGTCTTTTGTCGAAAGCATTTCTAATGCAATACTTCCACTTGCCGTAAATCTAACAGGTAAACCTGCTTCTGTAATCAATGAACAAGAAAGTGCTTTTCTATTTACCGTATCAATTTTTGGTGATATATCAGTCTTCTCAGCAACAATAGTATCAGTATCGCTAAAAGTAGGAGCTACATTATAAGTATCCTCTTTAGCTACCTGAGTAATTATTCCTCTTGTTTTTTTAGCCATTTAATTTCTCCTTTTTATTAATTTCTAAAATAAGCAACAATATGCAACTCAGCAAGTTGATAAGGATGTAACAACCCACCATCTTGAACAATCTCTTTCACATAAATATCAATAACTAAATCATTCAATGTTACATCAGACTGAATAACATTTTCAACCCCATAAATCAAATCCGATAATACATCATCATAAGTTGTCTTAGAAACTCTATTATAAATAATCCCTATAATATTTAACTCAGATTGAAACTGACAACCTGGAATATTTACACGCTCTCTACGCTCTTTATCTATAGCAATAGCAATTGCTGGAAATGAATTTACAGATGGTAATGGTGGTAAAACACCTTTATAAACTTTTTTAAATAAATTACTGTTTACTAATGCAGTTTCTAAAGCATTTAATATTTCTTTCCTCATTATCTACCCTCTAATAATTGTCTTAATCTTGTTTTTACAAATTGTAAAACTAACCCTCTTGCAGAAGGTATATTACTAACACCTTCTCCTGTTAATTGCCTTACTCCCCATTTTGCCCAATTTGGTGTAGGCTGTCCATACCTATATGTTGTATACCTTGAATGAGGAGATATTAAACCAAACCACCATTCAAACACTAAACCATTCCCATTTTTATATTTCACACTTGCTTTAACACTATCTCTTAATTCTCCAGAAACTAAATAAGGAAACAACCTTGTTCTTGGTTGTCTTTTCTTATGTAACAAAGAAACAGGTATTTTATCAGATAAAGCTTTTTTTATATTATCTACCCATACTTTTTGCTCTTCTTCTCCTGCTTCCAAAACTGATTTAATAATTAACTCTTTTAGTCTTGTTGTAGTATACTTTTCTACATTTACAAAAATCTTATCTAAAAATTCATCTAATTCCTCTAACTCAATTTTCATACCACAAAACTCCTATAAGGATGGATAAGCATATAAAACTCTGATGGAATTTGTTTTAACATTCTCATTCTTGCACCTACAGGGTCAGATAAATATTCCATACTTTCACCTGAATGTTCTGAATTTTCATATAATCTTGATACTAAAATAAATATAGCACTTTGTAAATCAAAAGGCACAACATCAAACCCAATATTGTAAACAACATCAGTTTGTTTTTTGTTATCAGGTAAAGGCTCATTTATACCTGATACAACATTTCCTGTAATATCTAAATCAGTTAAATCCCAAGATTTACCATTTATTGTTAAACTTGTAATTTCAATAGGTGTGTATGGAAATACAAGTTTATGATTTTTAATAGACATTTTAGATTGTAAACCAGTCTCTTTTAAAACTGCTATACCTAAACCATTTTTTAAAAAATCTGTAACAGCATACAACAAATTTGATATTTTAGTATCATTTGTTGTATCATTAACAATACCTTTATAAACTTTGTAATTATCTAATAATGGATGTGCCATTATTTACCTTTCTGATTTCCACCTTTTTTATCTTCATTTTTTGGTTTAGTTTCTTTATCTACAGATTTTTTATCTGATTGTTTAGTTTCTTTAGCTTCATTTTTTGGTTTAGTATCATTAACCAATTCAAAAATTGTAGGAAATGTTTTAGCAATATAATCAAACAATTCTTTACTGACTTTAACTTCTTTCCTAAAATTAAACTCCACACCTTTTATTACAATTCTACCTTTAGTTTTCTTTCTAACTTTATAAGCCATTCTGTTCTCCTTTCCTTTTTATATCTACCTATAAAAAGATAGATATAAAAAGGAAACTCTCAAAAAGAGAGTTTCACTTATTAATCTCCAATATTTACAATTTCAGCAATCGGTTGAACACTTGCATACATTTTTTGGAAGTCTCTATAAACTCTTCCTGTATAAATATTAGTATCATTTATAATACTTCTATCTTGTTCAAATTCAACAACATTTCTTTTACCAACTCTAAAAGCTTTAGTGTTAACAACAAGTGCTGCTGTTTTTGTTCCAGGAGTAGTATTATCTACTTTACCTGTTGCATCTAAGTTATTAGGAATAAAGTCAGTAACAATAACTTGCATACCATCAATCATACCTACTGTTCCTGTTTTAAGAACAGCACTATTTCCGATTTTATCAATTGTTTGTAAATCAGGTAAATTTTTAAGTTGAGCATAAACTCTTGGGTTAACAATTAATACACATTCACTTGGATTAACCCCAAATACACCCATTTGTTTAACAGCAGTTCTAATTGAACCAATTGTAATAGCACCGCCACCATTATCAACACTATTGTCTAAACCAAATTTTCTTAATCCGTTAAACGCATTTTTAACATCTGTCGCTGGTGGGTTATCATTAATATCTCCTGTTGGGTCACCATTTACAAGTGCATCTTCCACACCAATAGCAAGTGAATATGCAATATCTTCTTTTACAACATTTAGTAAAGCATTAACAACAGCTTCATTTTTAGCTTCATCAGAAACTTCAACAAGTGTTTTAAGTTTTACAGGTTTAAATGTAACTTTTCCACCTTGAATTACACTTTCAATTGCATCTTGTGCTGGTGCAATTAAATAAGCTTTACTTCTTGCTGTTTTTTGAGGAAATGATAAACTTCCAACACCTTCTGGAACTACAACACTACCAAAAAGTTTTTCAATTCTTAAATCATATTCCATCAAATCAATTACTTCTTTGCTAAATTGCTCAGCAATCCATCCAGCAATATCAGTCGGTGTAATTGCTTTTTCAATCATAGGTACAACTGATTTATATTCATCAAGTTCACTAACATCTCTACCTAAAAGTTTAGCTTTTAAAGCAAGATTAGCCGCTTTTTTAGAAAGGTCTTTTTTAATGTCATTTCCAAACTCTTTAATATCAAAAGTTTTCTTTCTTTGTCCTTCAAGCTCAGCTAATTTTTGCTCAATAGTTTTAACAGTATCTGTTACACTTTTAGCAGATTTAACTTCCTCTTTTAAAGTATCAACTTGTTCTTTTAATTGTTTAATTGCTTCTAAATTCATTATTCCTCTCCTTTTAAAATTTTGTTAAGTTCAGTATTTAAAAATTTACTCATAGCATCAAATTGTTTTAATGCTTCATCAGGGTCTTTAACCCAAAGCTCTTTTAAAACCTCTTCTGCACTTTTTGATGTTTCACTTTTATCAATCAGTCCTTCAACATCAACCTCCTTATTTGAATTATCAGGTTGATAATCTTGACTTCTGACATATTGGTCAATAACATCTTTGTATTCATCAATTTTTTTCATAACATCTTTAAATTTTAATAAGTTGTCTAATGTTACACCTAAAGCATTAAAAAACCAAGACTCTGCAAAAGTTCTTGAAGTTAATAATTTCTCTCCATCAGGTATATCAGATTGTTTACTTACATAATTTTTATAAATCCAAGCACTTGCTCTTGCAATACTTGATAATGCTAAATATCTAATATTCTCCGAAAATGCTATTTTTTCGTGGTCTTTTTTGTATTCTTGTTTTGTTTGTTTTAACCAATTATATAAGTCTTCATAAATTTTATCATTACTAAATTTAAATCTATCTGCAAATTTTGTTCTACTTCCGTCTTGCTTGTATAAAGCAAAATTTAAAAACATTAAAACTAACCTAACTTCTTTAGGTGTTACACCAGTTTCTTTAGCTACAGTAGCTACAACATTTTCTAATGTATAAGCTGTATCTGAAACCCCTTTTCCTTCTGTATACATTTTTATAACTTCCTTTTCAAGAGATTTAACCATTTCTGATAATTCAGATGGTATTTCTTTAACATAACCTTTTTCTTTCAAAGTTTTATAATGTTTCAATAAATGTTTAGCCGCTTGTAATTTTTGTTCAGGGCTAATATTTGGTCTGCTCCTTGCACCTTGTAATGCCGCCCAAGCAGCTATAACACCATCTCTATTTAAAACTAAATCATTTCCTTGCAACTCGTGGTGTGGAAACTTCCAAGTTGATTTTAATTCAATATCTGGAACAACAAGATAAGTTTCTTTAATATACCTTGGTCCTTTTTCAGCAACCTTATTTCTCAATTCAGTTTTATCAATTTCAGACCAAGGTTTAGTTGAAACCACATCATTTTTTATTGCTTTTGTTTCTAATGACTTTAAACCTTTCTTCCCAAGAACGCAAGTCCCATTTTCACAAACCTGGACTACATCAAACAAAGCGTCTTGATTTGCAGGAACTGATACAATACTTACTTCCCATAACTCTGCTTTAGTGATAATAAATACATCATTTTCATTATCATACTCTCCGTCTAATGCCCTAAATCCAATGCTAAAAGTTTTTAATACACCATTTTTAACAGCATTAAAAACTTTTTCATCAAGCTCTTTATAAACAATTGCTTTTACTTTTAAACCATCTTTTGATGGTTCAATTTCAACAACCTTACCAACAGGATGTTCAAAATTATGGTTAAAAAGTAACACAGGATTTTTCTTAAAATTAGTCAAATCAATTCCTGTTGGAACAACCAAATCACCATCTCTATCAACAACACTTTTAGATGCCCAACCTTCAATAACAATTTGGTCTTGAACATTAGTATCTATTTTCTTAAATTCTAACTCTACATAACCTTTATACATCTTTTACACTCCTAAGCTTCAATTGTTTCTACTAACACCATCTTGCTCACCTCCTTCTTGGTTTAAGCTTCCATTAGGCGATGGTTGATTGTTAGTAGGTTTTAATTCTAATGTCTCGCCTGTTTCAAGCAAAGTTGGTTCAGTTCCATATAAATAAGAAGCAACAAAATGTTTATCAGCCAACTCACCTTGAATTTCATCAAATCCAAATATCTGTCTTGCTTCATTAATACTTAAAATACCTAAACTAACTGCTTGTTTTACTGCTCCAATCTTTTCTTCAAGTGCTGTATTAACTTCTGGTATAGAACTATAATCTGCTTCTAATACCAAAGTGTCATCTTTTAAAACTCTTCTAAAAAATGTTTGCCATTGGCTTATCATTCTTGACATAATAGGTCTGATAAAATTGTTTATATAAATTTTCTTTAACTCTGCTATACCGCTTGCACTTGTTGACGACCCCTTTGCTGGTATACCTAATAGCAATGGATTTAATCTAAACACCTTATAAATTCTCTCTTCACTAATTTGTAATGCTTCTATAAGCATTGCATCTTTTGGTGAAAATTTTAAAGGCTTATAATCCAAACCATTAGGAGCTATAATATGACCATATCTCTCACTACCACCTTGTCCATAAAGAGCTTTAAATTGTTCTTTTAAAGCTTCAATCTGTTCTTTTGTTAGAGGGTATTCACTTGTAAATATCCCCTGTGCTACTAATGAATTAGCATAAAAAGATTTTAAATCCTCAATACCATATGACTCTATACTTAATGGGTCAGCAAGAGCAGCTAAATAGCTTTGACCATAGTATTCATTTACTAATACACTATTTTTAAAATGTAATACTTCATTAACATCATAAGCAACAGTATCAGAATATATAAAACCTTTTATATAGTTTTTTTCATCAGGAACTATTTTAGTTTGTGTAGGATTTAAAATCCAACCTTCATAATTAGTTCCTACCTTCTCAAATGTTAAATAAGCATTCCCTGCTAAAAAATAACTTTGAGAATAAACATATAATATATCATTCATTGATTGGTAAGGATTAGGCTGTTCTAACCATTTTAATAACACTTTATTTTTATAAGGTTGTTTTTTACCTTTGTTATCTACTTTATATGCTTTAATTTTAAGTTGTGAAATAATATCACTTGCATAACTAACACAACTATAAACAAGGTCGGCATTTGTATAAGCATTTAAATAAGCCGGTCTTGATAGATTAACTTCTGCATCTTGTGTAAAAAGTTTATTTGCTTTTGTTGCTTTTACAGATATAGAAGTTGGCTTGGCTTGTTGGGCTGCTGGTTTTCTCCTCTTTAAAAAGTTTAGTTTTATCATTAGTATGCCCTTTCTTTCCCTTTCTATATTATATATTAAAACTTTCAAAAAAAAATTTTCAAAATAACGAATTGATGGTAGTTTTGAGCTACGACGCTAAAAAAAGCAGGGACAAGTTCGATGATGACATATAGACAAATATTAAATAGGTTATTTGTTTTAGTATGTTATATATCAGTCTAAAATATCAGTCTAATATATCAATCTGATATAGGAAACTATATATGATATGGTTTTCCTCACTTATATAT